ACAATACATTTACTGGTCGTTTAGTCGTTTAATAAACTTGTCTTTTGCTGCCTGAGTATCTAAGTACGAGAATACATCATATAGTAAAGCCTGCGCTACGTCCTTAAATGTCGTTCCAAATACTCCACTTTCAGCTACAGAGAATAGCGTTAGCTGTGTGCCGTAGTACTTGTTTAGTCGTTCAACTCCTGCCGTAATTTGCTTAGGGTCTGTGCTGCCGTGTAGGTTTGGAAAACTGCGGCTAATTTCTCGGTGCGTCGACTCAAAAAAAAAGCGACCTGATAAACATTATCCATAGTCCAACCTAAGAAGAACTCCTCACGGTCTGCGACTAACTTAGAGTTATACTTTTCGTCTTTCTTTCTTACTAAGATAGCCATTATCTTACCCATTACGCCCCATTGATTACCTGCTAAGTCGTCTGCTAGCTTCTGAAATTGGCTAGCCTCTAAATACTCTATAGTGGTTGCCTCTCTCATGTACTGAGATGGCAAGTACCACGCCTCGCCTTTATGCTCTATAATGTTTGTATATTCGGTCTCTTTAGGTGGGATAAGTAAAGACTCTAGCTTATAGTATAACGATTGCAACTGAGCAACGTACATACCTACGCCCCCATCAATTCCCATTATCTTATCATATGGTAGTCCAGTCCAAAACTCTACTACCTTAGCGTACCACGTTAGCAGCACCTCTCTATACTCAAACGATTCTACTACCTCGTTTAGTTCCTTAATACGCTTTTCTAATGGCTGTCGGTCTAGCTTATCAGTAGGGCTAATGTCTTGTAATTTGGCGTACAGTTCCCTAAGCTCTTTACTCTCATTAGGTAAGTGCTTCTTTTCCATATTACAGTAGTCTATAAACTTCTGTAGTGTTACTTCCGAAAGGTCGAGAGGGATAACATATTTAGTGCTATCCCCCTCAATGGTAAACGTTGCCTTCATTACTTGTCTGTTTTCTTACGTGTGGTTCTACGTTTGCGCTTTGGCTTTTCTTCGCTATTGGCTAGTACCTGCTTATCGTCGTGCTGTTCTTCGTCTACGATCTTCTGAGCTTCTACCTCTGCTTTTAGCTCTTCCTCTCTCTCTACTTCGGTCTTAGCTAGTGCTTCCTCTCTCATTCGCTTTACGTCTTCCATATTTCCCCTAAACATGGAATCTTTACGTTCTTCCTGTGCGTACTTTTTGAAAAGCTTACTACCCTTCTCTCCCTTTACTCTGTCCTGCTTAACGCCCTTCTGTCGCTTGTAGTATGTTATCTGCTCTAAAAACCGCTTATCTTTACGGTCTTGTGCTGCTTGGCTTAATATAGCAGCTTCTAATGATTGCAAAGCTTCTAAAATTTCGTTTGTCATTTTATTTATTATTTAGTTATCCAAATGCTAAAATATTACTCCCTCCTTTATTAACCTTATGAGATACCGCATATCTAGCAGCGTCTAATGCGTGGTCATGGTCTTTTATAGTATCCTCTAGTGGGTTGCCGTCTGCATCTTCTTTGTACCTATAGTTTGATAGTTCAAATATAAGATTTTTAGAGGACTCATGCACATATATATTATAGCTATTCATTAAGCTAATGCCGAAAGGCACACTATCCTTACCTTTACTTGCTTTTCTAACGTTTAATGAGTACTTTTTTCTAAGGTGGTCAATAAGTATAGGGTCTGCGCTATCTGCAACTATCTTAGAACTTCCTTTTATTGATGTTTTTATTAAATTACTTAATACGTCTATACCTAACTTTGTTTTATATATCAACTCCTTTAGATATATGTTATTTTTATAAATCTTAACCTCTACTAATGCAGCAGGAGAGGTAGAGTATCCGAAGTCTAGCCCGTATATTATAGGGGCTTTTATTTTGTTGTACTCCAAATCTTCTAGTATATTCCAGTTACTATATACTAGCCCTCCCTCAAATGGTCTAGGGTCTTGCTGATATAGCGCCTGAAAAGCTCTAGGGTTTTGTTTTTTAAAACTTATTAGCTTTTTTAATCCGTGCCTTTCTTCCCATAGTGCTTGACCTATTACTCTAGGGTCTAATGCGTGTTTATTATGGTCACTATCTAAGACAGCAGGCAGGCTAAGTACTTCCCATTCGTGCGCATCGTCTTGCTTTAATATACGTCCGCTTAGGTCGTCTTCATGCCATCTCGTCTGAGTTACTAATATTTGGCTATCATTATGTAGACGAGTTAAAAAGACTTGAGTATACCAATCCCATACCCTAGCCCTATACGTAGGACTGCCTGCCTCTACGGCATCCTTTACAGGATCGTCTATAATACCAATATCTACAGGTGTACCCGTTAGAGATCCGCCCACGCCTACCGACTTATAAAAGCCAGTACTACCTACTACCTCGAATATGTCAGCATTACGAAGATAGCTACCTCTTGCTGACGTTTTAACATTAGACTTATTTAGCGTAGTATCAGGAAAAGCATTATAATAAATCTCGTCGTCTATTATCCTTTGTACGTCTCGATTGAAAGACTTAGATAGCTCAGAGGCATAAGAACAACCTACTATCTTTTTATTTGGCAGATTTCCTAAAATGTAAGCAGGTAGTCGCCTACTTGTTAGCTCACTTTTCCCATGCTGTGGAGGCATAAATACCATTAGTTTTTTGATCTTACCATCTGCGAACTCTTGTAACTTCTTCATCAATAAATCATGATGCCAATTAAGAATATAACTAGGCATAGTATATAACACAAATTCTTTGAAGCTTCGACGTGCTAACTCTCCGTTAATCTCCTTTAAGCTTGGTATTGAGTTTTCTAAGCTGTTTGAGTTCATTTATTGTCAATTTACTAAGGTCTTGCTTTTCTTCTGTCTTTATACTTGCATCGTGCTTAATCTCCTTCTTATCGCTTTGGTTTAGTCGGTTCTTACCTAACCACACAAGCATACCTCTGTCGCCTTCCATAGCTTGCTCAAACTGCTTTAGCTTTATCATACTATCGCCTTTCTCTCTCTTTTGTTGCAAATAGTCCGAAAAACCTATCTTATGTTCTTCCTTGCATCTTATATAAAGCGTATCAGCGTGTATTCCTAAAACAGCTGCAACCTCTGTACCTGTTGCACCTGCTACGAGGTACTTGTCTACCTCCCTCCAATCTATATTCTTTTTCGGTCTTGCCATACTATATAAACGTTTTTAGGGCGTTATAGGTTCAATCTAGCTTATACAGCTTGTAGCGCTCTATAGTTCTTATTATCTTCTTCCAGTACCCACTCTCTCCATAACCTTCTAACGTTCCCCATTCTTTGTAAGACTTAAAACATACGTTAGGGTAGTAGTCCTGAAGGAAGCACGCATGATCTACAAAGGATAGCCCTATATTATCGTACTGCCTCCAACATCCCGACTTACTAAAATATCGCTTACCTTGCCAATTGTCGCCACATCTAATACCGAAATGATTATTAGCCTTCTTAGCTATGTTAGAACGCCCTCCACCGCTTTCTATTATAGCCTGTGCTATCTGTATAGACGCAGGTACACCCGTACTATGCTGTAGCATTTGTGCTTTATGCTTATGCTCGTCTATATACCGTTGGTAGGGCTTAGGTATAGTGAACGCAAATAATATAGATAGTATGCTAAGGATTAGTATTATTTTCATCTTAAATAGTTTTTAACGCCTCTTAAAATTCTATTACACAAGTTCACACAAAACGTAGGATCTTGTAATAGTTCTGCATCCTGCTCATTGTCAAAAAATAGATTTTCGATTAGTACGGCAGGCATAGCGGTATATGTCAACACATGGAAGCCGCTATCTAGTACAGGATTCCTACTAGGCACGCCATACTCAGCACATAGACTAACAACCTCCTGCGCTATGTTATTAGCTATAGCCTCGCCTGCTCTACTATTTGGATGGTGGAATACGCACCAACCTCTAGCCGTACTATCAAAAGCGTTAGAGTGAAAAGATATATACAAGCTATTAGCGCCTAGTGCCTGCGCTATGTTATTAGCTAAGTTGGTTCTAGTGCTTAGGCTAGTGTCTTTACTTGGATGGTACACAGGTATACACAGGTAGCCCATACGAGAAGCCTGCGCTATAAACTCAGCAGCTAGCCGCCTGTTGCTTACGCCCTCGTAAAACCATCCGCTCTCGTGGAAGCCTTGACTAAATTTGTGCTGTTTGCTTGGGGCTGTTGTGTAGTTCCCCTGAGGGTCTATTCCTCCATGCCCTGCGTCGATAAATAGTATAGTTTGGTTAGTCATTTTTTATAAAAGTTCCGTTAACTGTTTGACCTTTGCGGTCTTTAATCTCATCGTAGGCAGCTTGTAGGCAAGTTAAGGCGCATAGTCCGTTCTGTCGTGCTAATATAATAAGCGTTACCATTACGTCCCCTACAGCGTCTACAAACTCTACCCTATCATTATTTAGGATAGACTTAGCTAACTCTCCTACTTCCTCTACGGTCTTTAGGGCTTGCTGCTTTAGGTTGTCCTCTGTTATTAGTCCTTTGTCTAATG